AAGAAACTGATCTTCTACAAGAAGAGACTACGGAAGATGTAGCGCCTGTATTAGACGCTTCAATGCAAAGCTACACACAGTCGCTTAGCCGCTTTTCGAAATAACAAATTTTATAAATAGTAATAAGTAAAAAATCTCAAATAAAGGAGAACCATAATGAGAAATGAAGAACTAATGAAAAAGTGGGCACCGATTCTAGAGCACTCTGCTCTTCCCGCTATTCAAGACTCACATAGAGAAGCTGTTACAGCAACTCTTTTAGAAAACACTGAAACTTCTATTAAAGAAGGTTCAAGCATGGGCTCTACAGGTATCTTATCTGAAGCCGTTCCTGGTAACAGCACTTCTGATGCCGCTAACTATGATCCAGTATTGATCTCTTTAGTTCGTCGTGCAATGCCTAACTTAGTAGCATATGATATCGTTGGTGTTCAGCCAATGACTGGACCTACTGGTCTTATCTTCGCTATGCGTTCACAGTACGGTGCTGGTTTTTCTGGCAACGATGCTGGAACTGGTGAAGCATTATTTGGCGAAGCTAACTCTGGCTTCTCTGGTAACGGAACAGCTAACAGTAACAACGCTGACGGTACATATAATGCAGTTGGTGAAGGCAACGCTACAGCTACTGCTGAAGCACAAGGTATTGGTCTTGCTGAAGGCACTCCAAACACTGTTGCTAACCCAATCGCTGAAATGTCTTTCAAGATTGAGAAAGTTTCTGTAACTGCTGTATCTCGCGCTCTTAAAGCCGAGTACACTTCAGAACTAGCTCAAGACCTTAAAGCAATCCACGGTCTAGACGCTGAAACTGAGCTTGCAAATATGCTTTCTGCTGAATTGCTTGCTGAAATCAACCGTGAAGTAGTTCGTAAAGTATACACTGCTGCTACAGTTGGTGCTGCTAACACTGCTACTCCTGGTACTTTCAACCTTGATGTTGATGCCAACGGTCGCTGGTCAGTAGAGAAGTTTAAAGGTCTTATGTTCCAAATCGAGAAAGAAGCTAATGCAATTGCACAAGCAACTCGTCGCGGTAAAGGTAACATCATCGTATGTTCATCTGATGTAGCTTCTGCTCTTCAAATGGCTGGTGTTCTTGACTACGCTCCTGCTTTGAACAACAACTTGCAAGTAGATGATACTGGTAATACTTTCGCCGGTGTTCTTAACGGTCGTTTCAAAGTATACATCGATCCATTCGCTGCTGCTCAATACTTGGTAGTTGGCTACAAAGGCACTAACGCTTTTGATGCTGGTATCTTCTATTGCCCATACGTTCCATTACAAATGGTTCGTGCAGTTGGCGAGAACAGCTTCCAATCTAAGATTGGTTTCAAGACTCGTTACGGCATCGTTGCTAACCCACTTGGTGGTGAAGTTGGTCCAGATAGCGCCAATGATGGCACTGATGGTACACTTCTTGGTAACGGCTTAGCTTCTGGTAAGAACTTGTACTACCGTAAAGTTATTGTTTCTAACTTACTATAAGTTTAGTATAACAATAAGATTCGGGATTAACCCGAACATGATTAGGGGATCTTTCGAGATCCCCTTTTTTTATGCATATAAATAAGTGTATACCAGAGGAATAATATATGGCTAATCTAACAACAAACGTAAACTTTTTGTCTCCTATCGAGTTCAAGCTTGTTCTTGACAGGCTACCTAATGTCGAGTTTTTTGTGCAATCAGCGAATATTCCTGGCATTACATCTGGAGTAACAGATCGTCCCACACCATTCAAGACATTACATGAGCCTGGCGATAAGATAGTGTATGATGACTTTCAGGTATCTATCATATGTGATGAAGATATGGTTGCGTACAGAGAAGTCTCCGACTGGTTAGTTGCGCTTACATACCCTAAAGACTTTACACAGTACGCAAGCTTGAACCCACCAGTTTTTGGTAAAGGAGGAGCTACTCCTGATTCGGACGGTAAAGGAGTTAAATCAGACGGTTCTCTGGTTATACTAAATAGTAATAAGAACTCTAATGTCACTATCAAGTTCTCAGATATGTTTCCCACCTCAGTTGGATCTATTGAGCTAAACACATCTGGTGCAGATGTGTCACCGCCAACATTTAATATCACGTTTAAGTATAACGGGTACGACATATCAGTTTGATGCAGTAACAATTTTATTATGGAGATTATGAATGAAGCTAGAAGATATATGCGAAGCATGGGAAAAAGACGGTCCCGTTGATACAATAAACATCACGAACGAGTCTGCCAATACACCAAAACTTCACAACAAGTACTTCAAAATCTATATGGGCGAAGGATTTATTCTTCGTAAGATGAAGGCTGACTACAAGAAGTTATTCAAGCTAAAAACTGAATACTACAGAGGCGAACTCGATGTCACTGAGTTAGCACAGTTTGGATGGCAACCCCAACCCCTTAAAATTCTCAAGCAAGATATCCCATCATATCTAGACGCAGATGACGACCTAATAGAATCATCTCTAAAGATTGGCGCACAAGAACAGAAAGTAGCGTATCTTGAGTCTATCTTAAAGATGATTGGTAATCGTGGATTCCAGATTAAATCGATAATTGACTGGGAACGGTTCAGGACAGGAGCATCTTGATATGACTGATGAAGTGATTATAGAAGTAGTCGATAACGTCTATGTTAGGGTAGTAACAGAACCTGGCATTAAGATGGAGTTGTCTGATCACTTTACGTTCAAAGTCCCAGGTGCTGAATTTATGCCGAGCGTTCGGAATAAGGTATGGGATGGGAAGGTGAGATTGCTGAATGCAATGACTGGTAGAATCTATCGAGGTCTTGTACCCTATATCCTAAAATTCTGTAACTCAAGAGAGTATGAGGTCACTGTTGATGAAGGTGTCATACCAAACAATCAAGTGCAAGATACTGCTGGCTTTGATTTAGCGAAAGAGTTTGAGACAGCATTCGTACCTCGTGAGTATCAGAATGATGCTGTAGTTCATGCGCTAAAGCATGAGAGAGCGTTACTGCTCTCCCCAACAGCTTCTGGTAAGTCTTTCATTATATACCTACTAACACGTTTCTACATAGAGACGTTAGATATGAAAGTTCTAATCGTAGTACCAACAACGTCACTCGTTGAGCAAATGGCATCTGACTTCATCGAATATAATGGTGGTCAAGAGTTAGACATACACAAGATACGTGGTGGAGTTGATAAGAACATTGAAGCAGATATAACCATATCCACTTGGCAGTCAATATACAAGCTAAGAAAAGATTGGTTCGCTAAGTTCGGTGTTGTTATTGGTGACGAGGCACATCTATTTAAAGCTAAGTCCGTATCCTCTGTTCTTGAGAAGATGCCTGAATGTCAGTATCGCTACGGCTTCACTGGAACACTAGATGGAACTCAGACGCATAGACTCGTACTCGAAGGTCTGTTTGGATCAGTGTTCGAAGTAACAAAGACAAAGGATCTGATTGATGATAACACTCTAGCAGAGTTTGATATCAAGGCATTAGTACTTCAATACCCCGATGAAATACGCAAGCTAAATAAGAATATGAGCTACCAAGAAGAGATCGATTGGATAGTTAGAAGCGAAGCAAGAAACAAATATATACGAAATCTTGCACATGGACTAAAGGGCAACACACTTATATTATTTCAATTTGTTGAGAAGCATGGTAAAGTACTAGAACCACTTCTCGAAAAGGAGGGGAAAGTTGTTCATTTTATACATGGTGGAATCAGTGCAGAAGATCGTGAAGAAGTCCGTAGAGTTGCTGAGTCTAGCGATAATAACATTATTCTGGCTAGTTATGGGACTTTCAGCACTGGCGTTAATATCAAGCGTTTGGATAATATCATCTTTGCATCTCCTAGTAAGTCAAAGATTAGAAACCTTCAATCGATAGGTAGAGTACTTCGTAAGGGCAATGGGGCTGATAAAGCAACACTATATGACATAGTAGATGACCTTCAATGGAAGTCCAAGAAGAACTTTGCAGTCAAACATTTCTTGGAGAGAGTTGATATATATAATGATGAAGGGTTTGATTACAAGATATATAATATTAAGATGAGAGGGTGATGAATGAAACTTGTACACGTAAAGCTAAAGAATGGACAAGACTTGATTGGAGAAGACTTATCTGAAGGTGTTGTATGTCGTCTAGGTAATCCAATTCAGCTCATGAATATGCATCCAAGTGGTAGTTTCTATGCTCAAAGCTGGCTCTTGTTTTCTGATGAAAACTCTGCTACAATAGATGAAAATGAGATTCTCTTTAGAAGTGCTGGAAACGAAAGAGCAGCAGACTTGTACAACTCCTTCTTCGAAGAGATGAATGAGCAGAACTTGATTGCTCAAGAAGAGATAGAAGATCAGAGAATACTTGATGATATTCGTAAGATTGAAACGCAAGATGATGCAGAAGATAGATTACTCGCATACTTTGAATCCAAAGAAGCAATCAAACATTAGTCTTATTCAACAAAGCGATAACGCTATTATACACAAACCTATAACTTATGTCAAGTCTTTTATAAGTTAATTTCAATATATTTTCTCTCCAGACAATAATTTCAATAAAGTTAAAGTTTTACTTGACATATGCCCCTATTTGTATTATACTATATCTAAATTGAGTGAGGACTAATGGAATGGCTAAGAATTACGTAAACAACCCTGAGTTTCTGGCAGCTATCGTAGCTTATAAAAAGTTGTGTGTAGAGGCAGAAGATTGTGGAGACGATAAACCCCAAATACCAGACTACATCGGTGAGTGTATCTATCAGATATCTAATCGACTTGCATCTAAACCTAACTTCTCTGGTTACTCATATAAAGATGAGATGATCAGTGATGGCCTAGAGAATGCTATTCAAGCACTAGGCAACTTTGATCCAGACAAGTCTAGTAATCCCTTTGCATACTTCACCCAGATCATATGGTATGCGTTTCTTCGAAGAATCGAGAAAGAGAAGAAGCAGTTGTATATTAAACACAAGGTAACTGAAAACTCAGTCACATCTGGCACAGCAGTTGAAGGGTCAGATGACGACAGTGGCTTTCCTTCTTACATTGATCTAGACAATGATTATATGAACGATTTTGTCAGGAATTATGAGAAAAGAATGGACGACAAGAGAGTGCAACAGCAGAAGAGAACTAAAAAGGGTCTAGAGAAATTTATTGA